GCTGCTTTATTTCTTCGCTCATTGATGGCAGGTTTCTCCAAAACGAATCGCGTGCATTCGGATTTGTAATGATCGGCGAGCTGACGCAGCTCTGCCACTCCATACGGTCGAGCCTGTTCTGTATCTCGCATAATCTCTTCAGCTCGTCCTTTGACAGCTTGGTCAAGTCGTCTACCGAAAGCCCACTGACGCCCTTGGTCGTACAAATTGCAGGCAACGCACTGACATTGGACGTTGCCGTGTCCGTCCGCTGGGTCGTGCCAACGGGTGGCCATATACCTCCGAGACGCAAAATGTCCTGCTTGGAGATTCCTAACATGGTGACGCTTGCGACAGGTGTAACACTCTGCTTCACCAAACTTGTCTGCTGCTCTGTATCTGATGTATTTACTGAACCACTCATCAACCTTCTTCTTGAGTTGTGAGTGTGTTAGCGGCTTCTTGGCTCGTGGTTTCTTGCGCAGCTGCTTGCTGGCCTTGCTGTCCGTCTTGGTGCTCCTCTTTGGCATGGTCCAATATTACGCCGCGAATCTTTGCCGCCAATGCCTCGCGCTCTGCCTTGCCTTTCTTGTACTCAGAATAGCTCTGCGCCTTGATCTTGTTCTTGGTCAGGCGGTCCTCATACGATAGCCGCTTGTGTCCGTACATGCGCTCGCACATGTCCCAAAAGCTGCGTGTGTGCTCTGATACCTCAATACTGTACGCCACGCGCCCGTTGTTAGCGAGGAAGTACTCCTTCTCTTTGGGGTGCGGCCTGTATCTCAGCATGGCCTCGTTGCCATACACTTCGTTGATGATGTAGCGCCGACCGTCCATCAGGTCGTGCCAAAAGCGTTCAAGGTCAGTCATTGGTGCGTGCTTTTGCTCGTTTCTCCATCTCTTCGCGCTCGGTGTACGTCAGGCGGTTCTCGCCTCTAAACCAGTCCTGTGGTGACACGCGCGCGGCGATCGGGTTAATCTCAGTTGCAAACTCAGGTGTGATGTGGCGCAGTGCCTCAGTGCGCATGCGCTCAAAGTCGGCAGCTTCGTCCTGCCGTATCTTGGTAATGACTGGTTGCTTAAGCTGCTCGTACTTGGTAAAGCACTCCACGAACTGCGCGAGCTTCAGCCGCTCGTAATAGCCGCCAAATGTTTCTTTGGCCATCATGTACAGGCACAGCCTCCAATCCTCGATGGTAAACGTCGGAAAGCCTTTGACAAGCTCGTCCAGCACCATCTTGTACTCGTCGCCCTCCGTCAGCGTCTTGTTTGCGTCAACGAACCGCACGCACTTAGCCAGCATAGCAATGAGCGCCGCACGGGTAGCCTGCTCGTCCAGCTTCAGCGCTGTACGGACGTTGGTGCCTTTAAAGGCGGTTTCGATTGTTACCTGAGATATTTCCTGTTTCTGCAAGCTCTCTAAGCTGATCGCCAAGCTCGCCTCCTTCAAGCGCTGCCTTTCCGCTGGTTCTAGTTCGCCTGCTCTTGGATGCACCAAATACGATGCCTTTCCATCCGTTTGCAATTGCTGTATGAATTGCTTCGATTGCTCTGCTTTCTGTAGGGTGTTCATTTGCTAAGGTCATAAGTGCCCGTTGTTCGGTTTGGGCGGTTTTGTATTTGAAGCGGTGATCCGTGCGCTTGTACTCCAGCCACTCGGCCCACGCTTCTCTGAATTTTTCGGTTTCATACGGCAACACCACACCCGCACGCGCAGGCGTGCTTTTAGTAGGTGTATTAGTAGATGTATTAGTATGTGTTATAGTATGTGCTGAATTCTGCGCACTCGTTTGCGTGGATTTACGCACTCGTTTGCGCTGTTTTACGCATTCGTCTGCGCTATTTTGCGCATTCGTTTGCGCAGATTTACGCAGTCGGCGGTTGTATCTGCTGCCTTCTCGGATGAGGTAACCGCGCTTCACAAGGTTATAGATGTAGCCTCGTGCAGTTGCCTCAGATACGTTCAGCAGCTTTGCAAAGTGATCGTTCCCTGCAAAGCACTCTTTGAAGCTGGCGACCTCAGCAAGCAACACCCGCTCGTTGGGGTGCAGCTCGCTCAGGTTCCATATCTCTATCGGTATGTTGATGTACTTGCGCTTCACGCGGTTTGCTCTTGCGTAGTCAAAACAGCCTTTATCAACTCGTGCGGTTCTACGCCGTCCTTTTGCATCAGGCGGCTGGTGTGTCGCAACACGCCCTCAGGATCCTTGGTCACGTAGTTGTGCAAGGTGCCTCTGCTTACCTCAATTGCCTCAGCGCAGGCCGTCAGGCTACCGTAGTGATGTTGCAGGTACATTTTCAGGTTCATCTCCATTGCTATCAAATTGTAGTTCAAACTTTACGCCTTGATTGTTCAGGCGCTGGATGTATCGCAGCATGCTGTCGGCTCGTTCAAACCGTATGCTCGTGCGTTGTTGATGCAGCTTGACCTTGTACATCACCAAGGCATATCGTCCACCTGCGGCGGGTTCTTCTTGCTGTCCTCGATGACGGTTTCGCGGATGCTCTTAGGTTCCAGTATCTCGTATTTCCACACCGCCAAGCTCATAAAAGCACGCCAGCCTTTTTCACCGCCGTCCCACTCACGGCCTCGTACATTGCAGCGCATCCTTACTTGCTGCCCAATCGTCAAGGTGCCAGCTTCGTCAGCCATGTCTTTTAAAAACTCCACAGGCATTACGTCGCTGTATTCGCCATTCTTCACCTCAATATGCACCTCGCACTTGCGGAAGCCGCTGGCAAACTCTTGCGGCTGTAAGATTCGGCGCACGACGCCTTCAATTATCAACTCCATTGTCTTTGTATGATTTGTTAAATGATGTTTGTGACCAGTTAGGCAGGTCTATTGTCCGTAGTTGGTTGAGCTTCAAACGCTCGAATATCTCACGCCAGCGATCCAGCGTTGGCTCCGTGTCAATTATCTCGTCTTCGAGTCCGTCGTCGTCGTCGCGCATGGTGCTGTTCAGCAGCAGGAACAGCGCGTAATCTTTGAGGCGCTCCTGATGCGCGTGCTGATCGCATTCAACGTCGTCAAAGAAGTCGTCCAGTTCATTCAAGTTCATCCTCTCCGTATACTTCAAGCTGGTAGAATCCTGCAAGCTTCAAAATGGCACGCGACAGCGCCCGCTTCTCGGCCATAGCGATAGGGTATGCATTACGGTTGTTGCTCTTGCTCACCTCGCCGTATGTCTCCACATGCCCAATTTCGCATTTTGCGTGCGCTTTGACGCAATATCGGCCCTCAGTGGGGTAAGACCATTCCGGCACCGTTTCAAAGGTCACCACGGCCTTTATTTTGGCTTGCACGTGTTCCACGCCTCGGCGCGTCATGATGACAAAGCCTCGTGGGTCCTTGTGGAAATGGTCCGGCCGCATGTCGTACTTCTTGGACAGCGCCTTGAGTTCGTCAATTACGCTCATAGTGGTTTTGCATCAAGGTTGATGTAAGGAGCATACGGTGAGGCAAAGCGCAGGCTGCTCAGGTTCATGCTGACTGGTGAGTCACAGACCACGTCAAAAGCTTTCTCAACGTATTGGATGGCTCGATCTGCGCACTCTCGGAAATTGTCTTGCTCGATGCCATCAACAGCAACCAGCATATACACACCTGTACCGCTGCAGCTCTTGCCAGCTGCCACGATGTAATCGCTGTACGCTACAGCATGCAGAATCTTGTCGACGTCGATGCTGTCGGTCTGATGCTTGGCGTCGATGTCAATCTGCACCAGTCCGCTGTGCGTTTGGAATGTGTCCTGTCGTCGGTTAAGGAAAAGGCCGTGCGGCATGATAGCAGGTAGCTGCTTCTTCTCCCAGTCGTTTCGTGGCTGTTCGGGTCGGACGTTCTCCAGCCAATCAATCAATCGCACCTCTGTTGTGTTGCGATCAAAGGCGCCACGGCAGGCGCTCACATAAATGTCGTTTACGTTCATCGGTTCTTGGTATATGCCGCAATCAGGTCGGATTTGAATTGTTCCATCAATCGTTCGAAGCGCTTCTGTTCAGCAAGCTCCTGCTGCTGGTGGTTAAAGTCGCGCGTGGGTTTAACGTGCACACTGCTGCGCACACAAATAGGTTTATTCATCATTATTGGTTTTGTAAATGTTCCCATATCTCTTGTTCAATGCGTTCGTGGTTGTAGTCCAGCAGGTTGTCATCAGCACAGGTGATGTCGATTCGTTCAAAGCTGGTGTGATTCTTTTGCCACAGCACCACGCGAATGATGCGCACGGTAGCGGGGTGACTCGGTGACATGTGCGTGGCTTCCTCGCCAGCTTCGACCTCAAAGGTCACGACCATCTCAAGGCCGTCGTCAAGTTTTAGCAGAATTTGGTCTTCCATCTGTTTCTTTTCTTGTGCAATTGTACAACTATTTACACAACTGTACAAGAAAAAGCACAAAAAAAAGCGGCACCCCCCTGCAAGAGTGCCGCCCCAAAACCAAAAACCTGATGAAATAAAGGTTTACTTGTCCACCTTGGACGTAGCAAATATAGGTTATTTCCGTCCTCGTTTGCTATCGCCAAACACTACGGCGTTAATAATGCGCTTGAGAATGTCAATGACCTTGTCATCCTTCTCAGTTGCGGTCAGTGCAGTAATGGTACCTGCAGCAGTTAAAATGGCCAGTGCAATCTCGGCCCAGTAAAGTGAGAGAATCTCTTTCATGTTATTGTGCTTCTTCGACCTTCCAGTATGGTTGATCGTGATGTGAGTTGTGCAAGGTAACAAACCAACCGCCAAGGCGTGGCGTGTTAAAGCCTTTCTCGGTCGCCCAACCTGCAAAGCGGTCGCCGAGCATCTTGTAGCTGCCGAGCTGCAGATGGTGAACGCTGTCTTGATACAGCTTACCAAAGCGGCTGATGCGGTCCGACGTCACAGGCAGGTGCCACTTCTGATGTGTGTGCCCGCGCACGATTAAGCTGGCGTCCTTGAACTGCATTTGGTCAATGTCCACACGCAGCACGCCTTTTGAGCGTGGAGCGTTGCCACCCATGCCGTGGTGGTAGTGTACGAACGTCGAGCTGCGCCGCTTGCCTTTAGTATACATCTGCATCCACAGCCAGCCGCTATAGCCTGCCACTGTAATGTTGCCGCCGTTCTTGTTCACGATGTACGCCACGCGGTCGAGCGGGCTGGTGTGCATACGCTTCTCTATGTTCGTCTCGTGGTTGCCACGGCAAAAGAACTTAATGATGTCCTTGTACTTGGTCAGGAACTCGGCGCTGTCTTCAATAACGTCGTCGAGGTACGTGATGCTTTTGTACTCAGGTCGGATGTCGCTGTAGCTTGAGCGCGGATCGTACTTTCCGCCCATCAGGTCAAACCAGTCGCCAAAGATGAACACGGGCGTGTTCGTGCGCTTGGCTTCATCGAGGTGCCTGCGCAGCATCACGCGGTCGCATTTTACGCTGTCATAGTGGACGTCAGAAATAAACAGCATACGCTGCGGTTGCTTGTCCAACTTTACGGCGTGGACGGTGCGGCTGATTTGTTCAATCTTCATGTGTATAACCAAATGACATCCTCGTCTTTGGTTTCGTCAGCATCGCAATGCACGAAGCCATCGCCCAAACCTATTCTGTGAAAGCCAGCGTCAATGAGCGCGCCGACGATATAGGCACGTTCTCGTGAGTTCCTGCAGCGGATGTCAGCTGCGAGGCCCTTCATATGCGCCGAGTCCTTTACCCCGCCACACCTGCGATTTTCTGCCTCTGATCTATAGCCACTCGTCACCACAAAGGGAATCCCAGCAATTGCGCGAGCGCGGTCAAGCATGTCGAGAAAAGTTTCGTCCATCATGCGTTCCCCACTGCCTACCTCGTCAGGGCTGTCGAACTCATGATAGTTGAAGTATCTCATAATAGGGCTATAGAGATTGCTGCAATTAGTATGATAACGTCGGCTATATCACCTCGGCCATATTGCTTGGCCTTGTATATGATATTAGCCACCACGGTTGCTAAGATAACGTAAATCATTTTTATGATATTAATGAGTCCAGCATATTGGTCAGCTCTTGACTAATCGTCCAAGTTGTAGCGCCTTGCTGTTTCAACGCTGCATGTTGATCACGCACCAACTGAATGCCTATGGTCATATTGTCCCGATACTGCGCACCGTAAAGGTCAGGCATCAAAGCAACGTTGCGCTGCTTGTATTCAGGCCAGCGCGAATTGATTTCGTGCGTCGCTCCTTCGTTAAGTGTCATGTTATTGCCTGCGTGAATGTTGTGAACGTACCGCCGGGTTGACCAGCGGTTTTAATATTTTGGAAGAAAGCCATTATGCGCTCTTCCCCTGAAAAACTGCCTGTATTACTGCCAAACAATACCGCATATTCTGCGTTCGTCCAACCGCCTGATGTAGTTATCCTACATTCTCCGCTTCCCAAATCAATGGAAGAGCCTAGATCGATTTGTATCCATGCGTCTGAGGCGGCATGGTTGCCTAATGTCCACCAAATAGAACTTGCAGAGCTTCCGCTGCCGTCAAAAGCTAGATAAGCGTGGTAATTTTGAAATTGATAACCTCGCGTTACGACGTAAGGGCTTGGCGTTGTTGCGCTGGTCATATTAGAAGGGTACGGCGTACCGCTTGCGCCTGTTTGAGTATACAAGCGAAATTCACCAAGGGCGATTTTCTTATTTGCAACTGGCGTCATTGTTGAATCGGTAATTTGCAAACGCCAGTACCGCATCTGCGTTTGCGCTGCTTGCGATTCGAACGTATTTGAAGTTGCGGTATCGCTTAACAGCTCACCAAACCCAACAGCCTCCACCGTGACGTAGTACCCCGTTGCAGGACTTAATCCCGTAGCAATCGTAAAAGTTCCGTTGCTATTGTCTGTGATGGTGTGGCTTACTTCTGAATTACTATTTCCGAATAAGCGAACCCGGTACTCGGCGCTGCTGTCATAATTGGTGACGGTTATCGTAGCTGTGCTTGTTGACTCAAAATCTGAAATGCTTGCAAGGGTCGGTGTAGTCGTTGTAGAACCGCCGCCGCCGCTGCTTTTCTCTTTCTTTTGGATAACAAACCATTTGCCATCATAGCATAAAAGGCTTACGCCGTCATAGCTGCGATTAAAATCGTACGACGTTGCGCCGTCAATTGTTTCGCTCGCAACATCAGGGCGAATTGTTACGTTCTTGTTTGCTGCAATGGTGTCATTGCTTTTGAAACGTATAATGCGGCCTTCGTTGCCTGTTGTTGTTGGCAGATTGATTGTAGCCGTACCATTGCCACCAGTCCACGTGTTAAAAAGAACGGCATCAGTTGAGGTAATATTATAAGTTGTGCCTGCACGGTTTGTGAGCTCAGTAACTGGCTGCTGTAAAAATCGCTGGAAAATGTTTGGCGGTATGTCGCCTTCATCCGGCGTAAATGTGTTACGCAAATCGTAGACGGGTTCGCTGTCATCAATCGGTGGACGATCGTCTATTACTTCCGGTGTTGGAGTGCTAACGTTTGTGTCGTCGCTGCTGATGTGAAAGGCTTCGTACTCCGTCTGCACGGCACGCGCCATGAACGTAGTTTCAAACGGCAAAAAGTTGCGCGTTGAAAACAGCAGCGCGTGATACGGGCTGACAAAAGCCTTGTAAAAGCTGCCGCGCTTTACCCGCGTGCTGGCGTTCTGCCCTGAGATTACTTCCTTGACACCGAGTTGGTGAATGCTCAAGGTCGCCGAGCTGTTTGCAAAGCTGGCAAAGCTGTCAACTGGTTGTGCTGGCGAGCTGTTGTTCTCGTAAATGTTGCGGTAATCCTCAAACGCGCTTGATCCTATCACCACCTCGTCCTGCGTCAGTGTTTCTTGGTTGTTTGCCGTCGTCAACGCCTCATACACTACGCGGTCGCCATTGGTTGCATTGCCGTTGACGACAAACATGCCAAAGCCTTCGAGTTTTCCATACGCATCTGTACCAGTTACATCCGTGATTAGCGTGCCATCGTGGTCGTACCCTTCTACGTTGACGGTAACTGTTACGCCTGTTTGCGCACTTGTTATGCCATCCAAGTCAATCAGCACAGGTTGATTGTATTGGGCAATGCTCGCAAAACCTTGCGGCGTAAACGTCAAGTTATAAAACAGGCCGTTGTTCCTGTTTAAATATGCTGGTGTCGGCGTCACAGCAAAGTAAAAATGCCCTGCACTTGATGACCATGCTGGCGCGCTAAACGTCATTGTGTCCATAGTGTAAGCATCACCAGCATAACCCACATTCATAGTGCTTGGCCCAAATGTGACCGCGTTGTTGTAATACAAGCTGCCAACTTTGATTTGCATCTTAAGCAAAATGCGTGCAGGCACGTCGTCACCTGTGCTTGTGCCATCACCATCAAACGAATGATTATAACGAAGCCGCAGGCGAAACACCGTACCGTTGTCATATAGTAGGTTGTTGTCGGTTATGTTCGTACCTAAAGCCGTCTGATTGCCAATGGCATTAAGGAACTGCGATTGAGGACCGACCACAGGCAGGTTGGCATCGGTGCGCCAAGTACGCTGCACTTTGTTAAGCGGCGGCAAGAACGTCGTCACGCCTCCGCGCATGCGCTCCATATCGGTGTCAACTGTCAGCTGTGTATCCGTTGCTGTAGCCGATCCACTAATGGTGCCCGCTTTGGTCACTGTAAACAAGCTCACGGTTATGTTGTCGATGACGGCACCAACAGGCACGAAGTAAAAGCATCCCTCATGCAGGAAGACCCGAGCGTTAAAGGTGATGGCAAAGTTCTTGAGCACGGTAAAGCAGTCCATGCCCTGCGCGTTGCCTGCGTCGTCAAGGTTGTAAAACGCTGCGTGCCCAACCTGTAGTTCAATCAAGGCGTTCGCGCTTGAAAACGTCGTTGGCTTAAAGTCGTTCGCGTATTTAAGAAACACGTCGCCGCTGGCAAAGACGTGCAGCGCTCGCGTCTTGTTCAGCAAGTTGGTAAGGTGTGCCGCTATGGTTTCCTGCCCTGTGTAGAACGTGCCGCTGTTATCGTATATGATGTTTTTAAGGTTGCCCAAGTCGTCCACCGCCGTCATGGTGTTCTGTATGGGGTAAGCCTCGTCTTGCAAATCGACCTGCTCGTGCAGCAGCACGCCAGTCCAAAACAAAGTATTCGCGCCGTCAGGGTCTTTGAATATGCTAACGGTAAAGTCAGCGTCCTCGCTTGTCGCTAACGCTGTAAGAAATGCCGTGTGCGCCGCTTCGTTTTCTACCAAGGTAAAGGTCACCTCGCTGCCAATAATTGGCTGCATGCGATCCTCGTTGTTTCCGCTGTAGCGTAAGGTGAAACCGTCAGCGCCGAGGTTGAACTCGCGCGTACTGCCGCCATATCCAGCTTGGTGGATGTTGAGCTTGTACGCTGTGCCAAGGTCGTCTTGGAACTCGGCGAATAGTCGGATCGGGTCAGCCATTAAAATCCTCTTACACGGTTACGGTCAATTGCGTTGCGCTCGCTGGTCAGCAAAATGTCGCGTCCTGAAATCTTACCAGTTACTTGCACCTGCGTGCCGCCCATCATATCCTGTAGGCGGTCCAGCGGTGCCACCACCTCGGGGTTGATGCTGCTGGTGCCTGAACCCTCGCCGACCATTGCAAGTGATGCGCCTGTGAACAGTCCCCCGTTTGCCATCATGGGCAGGCCAAAGCCACCGCCTATGAACTTGCCAAGGCCGCCTTTTACCATGCCAGCTGACGGGAACAATACAGACAGAATCAGAAACTGTGCAACCAGCGACGCCAGCTGCATAGCCAAGCGCTTGATCATATCGAGCATGACCTGCTCAAACGTAGCCGTGCCGCTTGCAATTTGTTGAAAGGCGCTATCTACAAATCCTGCAACGCTTTGCGCCATGGCGTTTATGCGGTTCTGTACTAATGTGCTGGCCGCAATCACCGCGTCAATGTCCTCATCTTCCACGATGTCTTCAGGCATGTCGATGTCGACAATATTTAGCGCAGCAGGAACAGTAACTGCTGGTTCGCCTGCGCCACCTCCTGCACCTCCACCACCTCCTGCAGTTGGTAGCAAGTTGGTCAAACCGCCCAAAGTACGTATGCGGTTGGCGAACGCATCCTTATCTACAAGGTTTAAGGGTTTGCGTTGCAGTTCTTGCTCAATGCCTGTGCGGATATTCTCTGCTGCCTTTCTGCCAAACTCTGCAGTACGTTCTGCTGCATCGCTAAACGCTGTACGGACCAGCTCAGGAATCGCAGCAAAGTCACCTGTAAATACGGCCTTGATAATTGCGCCAAGGTCTTTGAAGCTCTCGATTACGTTGTTGACAGCAAACGCAAAGAAGTCGAACACCGTCAGCACGGTGCCTTTGATGGCTCCAATGATGCCGCGCACAAGGCTTGACTCATTAAAAAGGGTGATAAAGAAGTTGATCACCTTTGTCAATGGTCCTGCAATCTCGTCAGCAAAGGTTACAATCGCTACGCCCAACGCTATGATGGCGCCAACCACTAAGCCAATAGGTGATAGCAAAGCGGGCAAAATCATAAGTAGCGGACCTAAAGCAGCTGCAACACCTGCCGCAATCAAGGCAAACCTTTTAGTTTCAGGCGATAGCTTAGTAAGTGCTTGCATCAAACCAACAAAGCGGTCAAGCAAGTCTTTGACCACAGGCATCAAACTTTCAGCAAGCGCAGCACCTGCCAGCTTTAGGTTGTCCATTGCTGTGCTGAACTTACCTGCAGCCGTTTGACTAAGGCGTTCCATTGCGCCCGCTGCAAAACCTCCTTCAGTTGCAAAACCTTTTAATGTGGCGTTGAACTGATCCACGCTGACAGCACCTGCACCCAGCTTATCGGCTGGCAAGCCTGTAGCGTCAGCCAATGCGGTAAAAATTGGAATGCCGCGCTCTGCAAGTTGGTTGAGGTTCTCCAGCTCGACCTTACCCTTTGCATTGACCTTGGCAAAGATGGCGGCTATCTCGTCGATAGGCTGGCCGCTTGTCGCTGCGATGTCGCCGAGAAATTGCAGTTGATCATTTACCTCGTCAATGCCTGTGCCTGATGCAATAAGCTGACGTGCTGATTTGGCAACCGCGTCAATTTGGAAGGGCGTCTTTGCTGTGAACTCGTTCAAGTTCTTCATCATATCCGCGGCCTGCTTCGCTCCACCAGTCAAGCTGATAAAGCTGGTCTCCATAGCCTCAAGGTCGGCAGCGCTCTTAACAGCAGCAACACCCAGCGCAGCGATTGGCATGGTCAAGGATTGCGTCATTGATTGACCAAGCCTCTTAGTATTCTTGCCAAAGTTCTTCATTTTGCGCATGGACTTGCCAAGCGCGTTGTCAAAGTCGCGCGTCGTTGCGCCTATCGTTACTATGAGATCGTTCAGCTTTGCCATTTGTCGCGCTCTTCAATTACTTTTCTTAGCTCTTCCTTAGTCAGTTTCTTTGCGTTCTGCTTTGGTCGCTCCCAAGGGAATTGCATCATATCCTTTGGTCGCAATTTACGGCCTTTCCGCAGATGGGGCTGCATGTAGATTGTAGCCAGCCACCGCGTGCGCTCCCACTCAAAGCGCTCCTGCATCTCTGCCGTCTCGCGGTTGGCCTCCAGCGCCAAGCTCAACTCGCCAAAGGTCATCTCCCAAAACGCAGAAGGGGACAGGTGTAGCACACCCATCCCCATCCGAATCACGTCCTGCCATCCTACTGGCTTATCGTTACCGTCTACGCTTTTTTTTGGTCGCTGTATTCACCAAGCACGTCAAAGCATTGTGTGACGTGTGCAAGCGTAATGTGCTCCTCGAACTCCTGCAGCTCCATGTCGAAGTCGACACCTTCAAAGTTGCAACCGCACTCCACGCCCACAAAGCATAAGAAAGCGCAAGCGTCGGCTGAGAGCTTTGAAGGATCTGACAAGCTGAACACGTTAACCTTGGCCTTGCGTTCGAACTTCTTCAGCGCCTTCATTGAGTAGCGCACGGGGTACTCGTTGCCGTTGATTTCAATCATTAAGCAACAGTATCGTTGATAGGTCCAGTCAACTCAAAAGTGCAGCTGTATGTAGCTGTGTCTTCTGTGCCGCCTGATTGCTCAAGGCTTGTGATGATGCCGCCGCATGTAAAAGACAAGTCACCAGTTGACTCGTTCGCCTTCTGAAACTTCAGCGTTAAAACTGTGCGAGCTTCCCAAGCCGTCCACAAGTCTGCAAGGTCCTTGTTTGAGTCTGCATCTGCGTAGTCAATCAAACCGCTGCAGCTGATTGAACCTGACTTCAAACCGCCGAGCAGCTCACGGTAGCCCGCGCTGTCTTTGGTTGTGATGTCGATTGTCTCCGTGTTAAGAGAAAGCGAGCAGTCGGTAGCTGCTGCAATCAGCGTGCTGTCAATGTACACGCCGAGTTCTGTTCCGTTAAAAATGGCCATTTTATTCTGATTCTATAGATTCTTTTTCGGTCTTCTTCTTCGGCGCGTCAAGGTATCCTTTCTCCTTTAGTTCTGCTGCGAAGTCGGTAGTCACAGAAGGCGTGTCGCCTTTCTTAAAGTTGTTCCCGCGCAGCTTGCACGCCTTCATGATTGTAACCTTCATGGCTGCAATTTACGGCAAAATCATTGACTGTATCAAATGCCTTTTTTTGCCAGCAGAATCTTCAGCTCATTGACAGCATCCAGCAGCGTGTCCAGCTTCTTGGCCATGTCGTTCTCGCGCTTCTCAAGGTTGATGATGCGCGACTTCAGCACGGTAACCTCTTGATTTATCTTAGTCCATGCTGCGATGCCTCCACCGAGCAATGCGATGAACTCGAATATCATCGCCGCCGTTATCTGTTCCATTCTCAAATATATTGATTCCGCACCATAAGCAAGTGGCCGCTGGTGTGCGTGGCGTTTCTTTCTTGAAATGTTCCGCCGTTCGTCCGCAACTGTAGATAATTATTGTCCTTAGTGTAAGTACCGTACCAAAATTGTCCGCCATACTGTCTTGTCAACTCGTCTACAAATGGCGCATAAACCCCTGTGTAACTGTTTACGAAATCGGCATAATGCGCGGCAACTATGTATTCCGATGCATCTGCTAAACGCCAATCACTAAAACCCGCGTAAGTAAATGAACTCACGTATGTGGACGCTTCCGACGGCGTGCGCTGCACTCGGTCGTTATATGCATCCTGAACGTACCAACCTAACCCCGTAAAGTGGTCAATGCAATACCGCGGGTTGCTGCTTGTATTGCTGCCGCTTTCTGCAAACCCTTCAGTATACTGTTCGCCTTCGTCGTTAGTAAATCTGAAAGTATTACCGAATTTATTGTTTTCAGCTAAACGTGCGCCGCTGTCTGTGCCTACGTATCCATTGGCTAACATTGCAATTGTTTCGGGATTGCTTGGCGGGGTATAATCGTAAGTTCCCTGCGTTTTTTGGTAAGCAACGTATGCCGTTAAACTTGGGTCGTTTTGATCCCACGGAATTACACGGTGATAGTGTATGCCTAATGGCGTAGTTGCCACAATGCATGTGTAAGTACCGCCCGGGTCAACTTCATGCGTGCTGCCGTCGCCGTCAGTTACAATTGCTGGTGGGCCTTGAGGTATCGTGACATCATCGCGCTTAATGCGAAAGGTGAACTTTAGCACTTGGCTGTATCGGCGTGGCTGGTATTCAATCTCAACATCGACGTCATTGAATTGCACGCTTTCAACGTTGACGCTGTTGAACGTGCCCTTTACACGATCTAACGCGGCTCGCACCTTTTCACCAAGGTCAGCCGCTTCGTTGTAGGTATCGGCATAGCACAAGAATTCAAAGCGCACCTCATCGAGCTTGGACGGTCCGTCGTGCGTATCTTCGGGCGCTACGCTCTGCAGCTGGTAAATGATGAATGGCGTCGCTGCTTCCTGCTCTGCAATCTCAGGAAAGATGCGCGTGCCTACCAAGTCAGTGACGCCGCTGTTGGCGCTCAAAATTCCGTATACTGCTTTACCTGCGTTCATTTCTTCTTTGCTTTTGCTGCCTTGTTTATCGCCTTCTGATACTTGGTTTGCATCATCGTAAATGCTGCATTTCGCTTGTTGCGAATCGAGCGCTCAAATACGCCCTTGTTTCGGCCTTCGCCAAATTTACCATCACCGCCCTCGACGATGTTGGCAAACCATCCGTCAGAGTCAAGCGGCATGCGACCACCTACGCGCGGCCCTACCCAATAGGTATTCGCTTGCTTGTCAATTAACCACACGCGCACCGAACGGTTCAATGTGCCAATCGGAATATCGAGCGGCTTTTGCTTGCGACGTCGTATGCGAATAACCTCACGCGCGTCTTTAATGTTGTTCTTCATCTCGTCCTTGTACAACTTGCCAACCTCGCGGTGGATGCGGCGCTGCACTTTGTCATCATTGATTTGCTTTCGCAAATTCTCCAGCTGCTTCATCAGCGGCTTGATGTCTACGCCGATACCTTCAAAGCCAGTACCAGCGCCCTTCATTTCGAGGCTGCCCTTTGCCATTACGTTCCCGTGATTTGACAAAGCAATACAAGCTGGTCCTGTCGTCCTACCTCCTCGATGCCTTGAATGTTGTAATACTTGCCGTCATACAGCACGCGGTCGTCGGCCTTGATGCCTCGGCTGTCGCTGCTGCTGCGAATCTTAAAGCGCACGCGCTGCACAGGCATGTCCTGATCGGTGGTAATGCGCTCGGTCATACCTTCGCCCGTCTTCATCAGCTCGGCCCACACAGTGATGAGCGTGCTGTACGATTGCACACGCTCACCATAGGCGTTGGTTGTAGTGGTGTAGCGCTCTATCGTAATACGTCGGTCACTCTTGCCTATCCTCATCGGTCAGAAATTACGCGGTAAGGATTGAGCAAGCTGTGGATCAGGTTAGGCACTTCTGCTGTGCTTGTACCCACCACGACAATGTTGCGGTTCTCGTAGAAGTGTGCGACCAGCAGCTTGATCGCGTGAATCAAACCGTCAGGCACCTCGGCCTCAAGATACCCCAGCTCCATGGTCACCTGCACGCCGTTGCTTGTGTCAGGATGCACAGTAGGCGGCGAGATGGTGGTGATGCGTGCGGGCTTGCGCTTGAGGTCGCTGTAGTATTGCGAGGTCGCCAATGTGAGCGTCGTGCTCGGGGTGTTGTTGTAGACGATGCTGGTGATGCTGCGCACAGGACCAACAGGTATTTCCCACGTACCACGGAACTCGTCGAGATACATAACCGCCGTGACGTCGCCCAGCTGCACGTTGCAATAGTTCTGCACGTACTCGATGGCCGCGCTGCGTAGCGCCTCAATCAGCGTGTCCTCGTCGCTGTGGTCTACGCGCAAAAATGTCTTGAGGTCGGCGGTGCTGACGATGCTGGCCTCGGCAGCTGCGCCAGTAATCTCTAAAGTGTAGTACATGGGTGCAAGATAAAAAAAAGGCCCCGCATGGTTGCGAGGCCCTTTCTCATTCAATCAATCTACTCTTACGAGTTCGTGATAGTAGCGTTAGCCATTACCATTGCACCGAGTGAACCGCTGCGTCGAACCTTAGCGTCGAAGAAAGTATCGACTACAATCTTGACAGTTCCAGCTGAGATACCTGAGAATGGATCGACAGTTACGTCGAGGCCGCCCCAGTTTGCGTAGAACAAGTCAGTCCAGTCACCGTAGTATCCAAACTGTACAGAAGTCAAGCCGTCAGCTACAGAAGCTGCACCGCCTTCAATCAACTGGTCACAGTTTACAGCAGCCAAATTCTGTGCCGGTACTGAACCGCTTGTCAGTACGTTGTAACCAAAGATTTGACCGTTCTCAACCAAACCGCTAACTGATGCAACATTTGCAATACCGAGCAAGTGCGCGTAGTTAGTTGGGTGGAAAACGAAGGCTGTGTTATTCTCTGCACCGTTTGCAGTGATGGCAGCCCACAAGTCGCGGATGTCTTCGCTGTCTGTTGCAGCCAAGTCATTTGTGCCTGACTCAGTTGCCAAAACAACTGTACCAGTACCACCTGCCAAAGCAGTTGCACCACCAACACCGTGGATGCTGTTCAAAGCAATCTTGTCCTGTACGTTGGCGATAGATCGGCCAAAGTCAGCAGCAATCACAGCGGCCATGTTGCCGTTGGTTTGGTTGATAGCCTCCTTGGTGACGATCATCTGCTGCGCGATGCGCTGAGGTGACAACGTCTGTGCACCCATGGCGCCAGTGTTACCACTAACAGAAGCACCTTCTGCTGGCTCCTCTGCTGCGTCGGTTGGCAGTGATGGCATCTTGATGTCACCAACAAAGCCGTTGAGCTGTGTAGCGCCAGTAGCTGCGAGCAAAGAGTTTGAACGCAAAGCGCCAACCAACTCAGTTACCTCAGTGGCTACAGTTGTGACTGCGTCATTTACGCCTGACTGTGATGAGTCAACACCGTATACGTTACGAGCTTCAACCAACATTGACTGAGGGATGCTGAAGTCGCCGCGCAAGCCGAGGCCCAAGGCGCTGGCTTCCTTGCGTGCTTCCTGCATCACCTCTTTTTCGAGGCCAGTCACGCCGCCTTGTGCAGCTTCGCGCAAAGCCTTACCAAAGTCAAACTTGGCGTTTGCCTTGATCGCTTCCTTGTCGCTTCGTACAACCGCATCGGCTGCAACGGCACGAGTCTTCAAGCGCTGTTCGTTTTTTGCAAGAGCGTCGCGCTGCTGTTCTGCAGCTTCGAGCTTTGCGTGAATATCTTGCGTTTCTTCCAATTCTTCAGAAGTCAACGCGCGCTCCTCGGTTTCTGCGAGGGCGTTGATGTTAGCCAACTTGTCTTCCAGCTGGGAAATGTAGCGGGCCGCATCATTTGAGTTGCGAAAGTTCATAATCTTAAATTGTTTTGCGGCTTTCTCCGCTGTTTGTTCAAAGGTACGCACTTCCTGCTTTTCAGGTTGCGCCTCTGAAATCGTTTCAGTTTCTTCTACTGGCTCAGGCTTAACCTCGGCCATCTGTCGCGCCGCCACCGTAGTGGTTGGGTAGGCTGGGTACGTGACTGGGCTGACGTCCAACAGGCGTGCTACCTTGAGTACGCGCCGCACGCTGCGATCCTCGCTGAACTCCTGCTCGCCAATCGTGAAGGCAAAGCTGGACTGCGTGATGTCGCCACGCTTAATCAGCTTGTACATGTCTCGACCGTCTTGCGTGTCGGCCAATGCTGCGCGGTACTTGAGTCCGTTCTCGTCAACGCTGAGTTCTAGCGTTCCGTTCGTGGTGCGTGCCATCGGTGCGCCGTCGTGATTGAGCAGCAACCGCACGTCGTCCTCCATGACGTCCTCGAATGCACCGCGTGCAATCTCCTCCTTGAAATATCCAAGGTCTGTGCGTTGCTCAAAGTTGGCAGCGTATCCTTCTATGACAAGCGAATCATCACCTGCAGCACGGACCTCGGCTGTTCTCAGCTCGACGTCGTCGCCGTATTTGTTGCGCAGCTCTGCTAGCTGCTTGCTGTTTTTCTCTTCCATCTTTTTTTCTTTTTCTTTTGATCGTAGCGGGTGACCTTTCGGGAATAGGTCAGTATCATGTTTGCCACCGCGAAAGCGTTCGTTTTTCAAGGCGTACAGGAATGACCCCACGCGAGCCATGGCCCACTGCTCAGGCGACTTGACCGATGGCCGCACGCTTGACGGGTTCGTCTTGTATGCACCCACGCCTCGGTCGTACACCTTCTCAAGCATGGACACGGTCGCCTTCTTGTGTGCAGCGTCCACCTCTTTGTTGTGCTCCTCAACTTTGTTCTTGAGCGCCTTAGCACGGTTGCGCTGCTGGCGTTCGCTCATCTCCTTGACTTTCTTCTTGGCCCACGGCAGCATCGACTTACCGCCCCAAGCGTCATACATCAAACCGCCACAGCCTTCGTCATAGGGTACGTCAGCATTTTGTGCGTGGCGGCTCAGGAAACTATAGACACGCTTAATCACATCGTCCGATAGCTCTGAGCGGCTCGCAATCTGCGATGCTCTGCGCCTACCGACTGGCGTGCCACAGCTGCCCCAGCCATTGTCCTCAGCATACTTGAGCGCACGCTTCGCGTTATTAACTGCAGCCTGTGGATAATCCTTAGACACCGCTGCTGAGTTTAGTGCTGTACTCGTCGAGCTTGTCGAGCGCGATCTGATTGACTTGGACCATATGGG